TGTGCGGGTCGACGTGGTGACCGCGGTGACCTGCCAGTCCGTCGCCGACATGGCGCGGAACGGAACCGTCACCCCCTGGAAGCGCTTGGCCTCCGCGATCTGATCGACCGTGCCCGTGTAGCCGATACTCGTATGGCTGACGTCTGCCATCGGACTCCCTAAGTGTGTGTAGCAGGCTTGACAGGCGAGGCGTAGCGCGCTCTAATAGGGCGTGACCGAAACGCGACAGTGGATTGAAGTGGTCGCCTCTAGAGCGGGCCGTCTCGCTAGGGCGCGCGAGTCGGTAAAAAGCCGCGAAGAGGAGCTAGCTGAGGCCGTCCGTGGCAGCCTCAGCGATGGACATTCCGCCGCCGAAGTGGCTGAACTCACGGGCATCAGCCGAGCCCGCGTTTACCAGATCCGGGATGGTCGGCGATGACCGAGGAGCATTGGCTTCCGATAGCCGGCTACGAAGGGCTGTACGAGGTCTCCAACCTCGGCCGCGTTCGAAGCACACGGCGTCGCGGCACTACAGGGCGTGTTCTTGCTATCCACCCCAATGGCGAGGGCTACGCCGTCGCGCCCCTGTGGCGCAACAACCGAGTGGCGCGGCCGAACGTTCATCGCATTGTAATGGCGGCCTTCGCTGGCCCTTGCCCTGACGGATTAGTGGTTCGCCACCTGAACGGCAACCGTATGGATCCGAGATTGGTGAACCTGACCTACGGGACCGCACAGGAGAATGCGCTGGACCGTGTCCGTCATGCAACTGACGTGAACGCCCGCAAAACACACTGCAAGCGGGGGCATCAGTTCTCGGCTGAAAACCTCTACGAGAGTAGCGGTCGACGGTACTGCCGCGCCTGCCGCAACAGAGAACAGCAGATCCGCCGTAAGACGTCAGCCATCAGATCCCTGTCGGTAGCTGGTTGACCCGGGTCTTGAGCGCGCTGACCGTCCGGGTGAGCTTCTGCTGCGGCGTCAACGTGGCGATGTCGTCGCCGATGGTCGGGATGACACGCAGCCCCTTGCGGTCGTCGGTCACCTCGATCGACGTGACCCGCTGCCGCAGCACCGTGCCGAGCACCTCGACGCCGCCGATGTCGCCCACCACGTAGTCCTGGAACGCGACCCACGGGACGCCGTCCTCGACCGTGGCCTGCACCGCCAGACCGCCACGGGTGGCCGCAAGCTGGATCCGGGCATCGGTGGTGGGGTTCGCGGCGCCGTTCTGCGTCAGGCTGAAGTACGCCTCCGGGAACCCGAACGGGCCCTGCGCGGCCTGCAGATCAGCGGCGGTGTAGCTGTAGAACAGTTGATCGGCACCCGTCCCCAAGCCGGCCAAGGTTGCCCGGTAGGCGGCGGGGGTGGTGACCGCGATCTTGCGGCTCAGCACCGTCTCATCGGTCCACACCAGCCTCGGGTCATCAACCCCGGCGTGCAGGTCGAACACGACCGTCGGCTCAGACAGCGACAGCCCCGGCGGCTGATCATCGCCGGGCAGCCACACCACGAACGAGCAGGTGAAGTTGTTGTTCCTCAACGACTCGGCGAACAGGTCTTCGAGCTTCGTCCACCGCGCCGAGAACGTCACCGTCACCGACGTGTCCACCACAGGCGGCGGCACGACCGCGACCCGCGTGATGCCGAGCCGGGTCAGCGCGTCACTCAGGTAGCCCTTGGTCAGCGTCTCCAACGGCCCGGTCCGGGTGTCGGACTGCGGCATACCCGTCAGTGACGAATTAGCCCCGTTCGGACTGGCGGCCAGCACCCGCAGCCACTGCCACTCATCGACCAGTGTGATCGTCACAATGCCAGCACCGGGAGCCGCCGGAGTGGAACCGTCCCCCTCATCCAGGGAGGCGTTGGCGACCCGCCCGGACCAACGCTGACCGTTCCAAGTCACCACGACCGGAACGACCTGCTCCTGCTCCAGCGCCTCCAGGATGAACGTCGCCATCGGGTGAACCTCAGGAATGACGATCGCGCCGGGGCCGACGTCCAGGTGCTGCCACGTCACCGACGCCAGCTCGTAGTCGTTCAGCCAGCCCTGCCGCACGTAGAAGCGGTCATAGACGGCGATCACCAACCCGGCCGTCGACGGGTCGCTCACCATGCCCGCCCATACAGCGGGGTCAGCACCACCGACGCGCTCGTCACCCCAACCGCGCCCCCGTTGAACGTGATCGGAATCGGAAAGCCGACCGCCCTCGCCGGAACCGGCACCCAGAAATCGTGGGCGCCCATGAACGGCCAGAAGTTGACCGACCCGCCGCCAGTGACATCCCGCACGGCGTTCGGGTTCAACGGGTTCGTGTCGACCGTGACCTCCTGCCCGGAAGCCAACGGGGGCAGCGAGGTGAGATGTCCGCCGATCTCGAACGTGATCGACCCCGGCCCCGTGAACGACCAGCGCGTGTACGCCGGCCGATCACCCGGATTGGAGATCGTCGCATTCGACGACTGATTCGACGGCGCGATGTAGAACGGCGGACCGAACCCGGTACCGCCCGAACCCCCGTAGTAGTTCGCCTGCGCGGTGGCGTACAGAACCGACACCGGGACGTCTGGGCCGACCCACCATGGGGAGTCGGACTCCAGGGTGACTTGGTAGGAGGCGAACCCCTGGAGGGACGGGTCCGCGCCGTACGTCGGATCCGGCGCGGAAGCCAGGCGGCATGACAGGCTCCGCGTGCCAGTGTCCGAGGTGACCGCGAGCACCCCGGGCTGCTCGGGTGACAGCGACGCCCACCAGGCATCGTCCAGAGCCCGCCACGCGGACCCCACCCGCGCAGCGGCCTGGTCCCCGACATGAACGGACAGGATGACGTCCCGCGCCCCCCACGTCGTGCCCAGGTACCGCTGACCCGCCACGCGGGACGCCGCCGACACCTGCTGCTTGAACTCGGGCAGGCTCAGGCCGGCGACACCCTGGGCCAAGAACACGCCCTGGGCTCCACTACCGAGGTCCCAGACCGAACCGTCCACCCCGGTCCACGTGACCCCAAGAACCGTCACGAGAACCGAGCCGCAGCCATCTGGGCCTGCCGGTTGGCCTTAGCCATCATGGCGTCCGTGTCGGTGATGATCACCTGCCCGTTGAACACCTGACCGTTCACCGTCCTCGCTGAACCGCCGGAAGCGCCGCTCATGACCTGCTCGAACGTTGCCTTCGGCGCGATGATCTCGTCGTGACCGAGCCCGTTGTAAACCAGCGACGGACCGGGAGGCAGCAACCCACCCTCGTCATAACCGATGTAGGAACCGCCGGAGTGGCGGCCACCTGCCATCAGCATCGCCGGCCCGTATCGGCCGAGCGCGTAGTGCACGCCGGCGTAGATGTTGGCCAGCGGATCGGTGATGCCCCGACTGGCGAACGGCCCGGCATTGGCCAGGAACGTCGTCGGAATCGTCTGCATCAGGCCCTGGGAGGGATGCCCGGCCTTCGCGTTGGAGTCTGTCAGATTGATCGCGTTCGGGTTACCCCCGGACTCGGACTTGATCAGCGACAGCACGCCGTTGGCCATTGCCGCGGGCTGCCCGAGCATGGACAGCACCTGCAAGACGGTCGCGCGCCACCGCTCCACCGCTCCACCCGGGGCAGCTGCAGCAGCGGCGGCTCCCGAGCTGGAGCCGCCGCCGAATCCAAGGAGCTGCTTGATTTTGTCCCCGGCGATGCCGATCATCCCGTTCGCGGCATCGCCCAGCAGACCCGCGAACGGGGTGGTCCCAAGCCCGCCCATGTGGCTGGAAGCGACCGACTTCAGGTGACCGATCGGGTCCGTGATCCAGCCAGCCACATCGGAGAAGAAATCGCCGAGCCCAGACAGTAGACCGCCACCAGCGAACGCAGGAAGGCCACCCTTGATGCCCTTACCCGGGTCGCCACCGTTGATCGCCACCAACAATCCGTAGTTCTTGGCCGTCGCCTCAGCGTTAACCATGAACTCTCCGTTAGAGCCCCACACGGGAACGCTGTCCGACGTGCCGGTTCCCGGCCCGAGGATTGATCCACCGGTGGCCCGGTTCTGCACCGGGCCCATGAACCCGACGGCAGCGCCGGTCCGCTTCTCGGGGGTGCCTGCTGTAGTCGACGGAGCGCCACCGCCACCGATCATTGGAATGTTCGGGATCGCCGGAATTCCGACCCAGTGGGTCACCCAGTTGATGGCCTTGATGATCCCGTCGTTCATGACGTACTGGATCAGGAAGTTCACCGGGTCCTTAAACTTCTCCTTCAGGGAGTCCCAGTGGCTGGCAATCGCGAGTACCGCAAGCCCAATCGGGCCAGTCAAAATAGCCAGCAGTAGCGGCCAGTTGTCCCTGACCCAGTCGAAAACCGACGAGATACCAGACTTGATCGTGTCCCAGTGCGTAACGATGGCGAGAACTGCCAAACCGATCGGCCCGGTCAAGATGACCAGGAGTAGCGGCCAGTTGTCCTGCAGCCAGTGGAACGCGGTCATGAAAGCGTTCTGCACCGTGTCCCAGTGCGTGACGATCCAGAACGCGGCGAGGCCGATCGCGAAGACCAGAGCCTCAATGAGCAAGATCAGGGCGCCCACCGGGTTCGCGTCCATCGCCACATTGAGAGCCCACTGCGCAATGGCGGCCGCCGTTGTCGCGATACGCCAAGCGATGAACGCGTCCACCAGGGCTTCGATAGCCCAGGTGGGTAGCGCGGCGATGACGCCGGAGATGTCCCGCAGGGCAGTCAGGAAGAAGCCCCCCAAGCCGGATCCGCCATCCAGCAGCTTCTGAACGATCGTCGCGACGTTCTCGATCGTGTCGCGCACCTTCGGCCACTGCTCCTGCACGTAGGCAACGAAGGTCTTGAAACCTGAGCTCCCCGAGAGGCTTGCGCCCCACGTGGCGAACTTCTCGGTGAGCCCAACCAGCCCACCGCCGACCTGCAACGACATCGGAACGAACGCGAGGATGATCCCGGCGAAGCCCTTGCCAATGTTCTCCAGGATGTGGACGAAGTCAGTGAGGACGCCGCCGGAAATCTGACCGATGGTCGAGAAGAAGTTGCCCCAGAACGGGGCGGTCAAAGCCTGCCCTGCCTCGGCGAACAGGTCTCCGAAAGTGACAGCCAGGTCGTGGATGAACCCGGTGAACCCCGGCAGCATCGGCAGTAGCGCCTCAATGCCGGCCTGGACCCCGGGCAGGAGTCCACTCGAGGCGGCTTCCTTGAGCCCCTGGAATGCGGGCGCGAGCTGCTCCCGCACGAACATGGCGAACGTCAGGGTCGCGGCGCCCGTAGCGGCCAGATCCGCGTTAATCTTCGCCAGCGTGGCGTCGCTCACCGCGCCCGTGGACTGCATCGCGGACGTGACCGCAGCCTGCGCCTGCGAGATGGCGAACGCCGACTGCCGCTGCTGCTCGGTCTGTGCACGGACAGCATCCGAGACCGACTGCTGGGCGGCAGCGATCTTCGCCGCGCCATCCTGCTGGGCCTTCGCGACCGCCGCCGCGCCATCGGCACGCGCCTTGTCGACCGCCGCCGCCGCCACGCCGAGAGCCGTCGTGGAGTCGATGACCTTCTGGTTGGCGTCATCAACACGCTGCTGAGCGGACGCCACGAGGTCGGAGCCCTCGACGCCCTTGCGGGTCGCGTCAGCCTGCTGCGTGGCGAGCCGCTCACCCCGCTGTGCCAGTTCCTTCTGCCGCTGGATCTGCTGGTCGTAGGTGAGCTGAGCCTGCGTTCGCTGGGCGGCGGTCGCGGCCGGGTCGGCCAGGACCTTGTTGAGGTTGGCCTGCGCGTCGGCGACATCGAGCACGGCCTGCCGCTGCGACAGGTTGTTGTCGGTCAGCGAGTTCGACAGGTCCTCAATCTGCTGCTGAGCATCCTTGCGAGCCTGGGTGAGGTCCTGCTGCGCCTGCCGCTGGCTCTTCTGCGCGGCCGTCAGGGACTTCTCGGCCTGCTCCTGCCGACCGAGCGCCACCTGCACGTTCTGCGACGCCGTCGTCTCAGCGGAGGCGATCGACGAGGAGACCTGGCGTTCAGTGGTCTCCTGCGCCTGCTTCGCCTTGGTCACCGACTCGGCGGCCCGGACCGCGGAAGCGGCGGCGTTGGCCCGGGTGTTCGACAGCGACGCCTCAGCCGCCGCGATAGCGGCAGTGCTAGCCGCCTGCGAGCCGGCCGACTTCGCCGCCTGCGCAGCGACAGCGTCATGCTGCTTCCCGAGGTTCTTGACCGCGTCCGACACCCCGGAAAACCCGAGCGCCAGCACGCCCAGCCCGCCGGCACCGGCAATGGCCAGCGGACCAATCACCCCAAGCCCTGCGACGGCAGCGGCGCCGATCGGGATGAGCGCCGGGGACACGGTGAGCGCGGCAGCCGTCAGGCTGGACATCCCGCCGCCAGCGGTGGCGGCACTGGAGCCCAGAGCCGCCAGTCGCGCCTCGCCGCCGCCCGTGTCGACGTCCACGTTCACCGTGGCGGAACGCGCCCGAGTCAGCTCATCCAGCTTGGCGCGGGCAGCCGCGTCATCCACGTCGGCGACGATGGTTGCGGTGTTCGATGCGCTCAGCTGGTCGATCTTCGCCTGCGCCGCAGCAGTGTCCGCGTCGATCTTCACCATGACGCTGGCGTTGCGGGCGATCTGCGAAAGCTTCGTGCCGAATTCCCGCGCGTCAGGCACGACACTTACTTCGACGGACCCGACGTTGATCGACACGGACTACCCCCTCGCGCGCAACTTGTCGAGATACAGAACAGCCGCCTGCGACTGCTTAGCGACCGGACGCTTCAAGCCGGGACGCGGAGTCGGCTCAGGTGCCGGATACTTTTCGTTGCCATTGACTCGAGCTAGGACGTACTCCAGATGCCGGACGGCGTCAGTGAGCGCAGCCATCTGATAGTTCAACGTCGCCCACGGCCCGAACTGCTGCTCATCGGGACTGACCGGGCTAATGAACTCCGTCTTCTTCTCGTCCCGCAGGATCGTCTGAGTCCACGAATCCTGCGGCAGATGACGGATCAGCACATCGAGTTCCCGGAACGAAAGCTTGCCGCGGTACAGGTCCTTGAGCCGGACCTGATACCGGGCCCGCAGATCAGCCTCTACCGCTTCCGAGTGGGCTTCGAGGAACGCCGAGAGGCTCTGGATTTTCCCAGGCTCTGCCCGGCCTTCTCCTGCCAGCTCTCCATGAACGCAGTGACCTCATCGAGTGTGGGATCGAGGTCCCGCCACGCTTTGAAGTCCTCCGTCGACAGGGTGATCTGAGCCCAAGCATCGAACATGCCCTGACCGAGGAACGTCTGCGCCCGCGACTTCCACTTACCGGCCGGCGGCACCAGGAGTTCGACGGTCCCGTCCTCGGTGACCAGATCGACGTAGCTGCCTTCCGGCGCCTCGTCAGCCTCAGCCTCAACAGCGCGAATCGCGTCGGCCGCCATCAGAGACCCTGAACCACAGCGTCAAGCAGGAACGCCCGCTTCACGGCCACGCCAGCGCTGGTCGGGTACGCAGTGATCGTGACGCCGTACTCGATCAGCGAGTCGGTCTTGTAGACCGGGTTCTTCCGGTCGGTGATCTCCCCGCGCGGAACGTAGAACCGGATGTGGTTGGTGCCGGCCAGCATGTCGAACACCCAGGAGCGGACGTCGAGCTGACCCGTGGTGTCGTCGGTGAGGGACAGCAGGGAGCCCGTCGAGCCGCCCGTGGTGGTCGCCACGTTGATCGCCGGGGTCGTGCCGCCCGTGAAGGTGCCGACCGGGACCAGGCTGCCGACGTTCTGGTTCGCCAGCGCACCGGCGAAGGTCACCACGTAGGAGACGCCCGCGGTGCCGGTGACCGTCGCGTTACCCGAACCGATCGTCGACAGCGCCTGGAGCGCGGTCTGCACAGCGGCCGGGGCGGCGTTGTAGGCCAGCGCCGGGGTCGTCGCGCCCTGGAAGGTGAGGCTGAACGTGCCACCAGTCGGGGCACCCGCGATCGTGAGGGTCTGCACCTCGTTGGTGGCGGTCCCGGTGGGGGTGATCACTGTCGGGATCTTGTAGAAGGCACTGAGAACGCTCGGGTTGTTCTCCAGGAACGTCACGTCGAACGTGTGCTTGGTGTCCGTCACCACCGTCTTGAACGTCGAGATGTTGCCCCACCGCTTGAACTCGGTGCGACTCTCGGCCAGGTTCTCGGTGATGCCGTCCGTGTTGATAGCGCCCAGGTCGACCCACGGCGCGATGAGTGGGGTCATGTCACCGGTCATCGGGTCTGCAGTGGTGGTGGAGGCGTAGGAGGCGATTCCGTTGGCCATCGCCAGGGCGTAGTTGGTGTTGACAGCCATTGCGGCGGTTCCTCTCGGGGGCGTGCCGAAGACCCCGACGGGTGCCGGGGTCAGGGGTGGGGCAGGAGGGGGAGGGGCTAGCGGTTCATCACGTGAAGCTGGAATGAGCCGACGAAGTGGCGGATTACGGTGTCGGCGTAAGGGACCCAGGCGGGGAGTGATGCGGTATCGACCCGCGTGACGGTCACCGCCCCGAGCGTGACGCCGGCCAATTTGTGCATCGCCGCATCAACGTCATCAGCGAGGTCACCGGCCGGGCCGTAGCCGACTGCGAACGAGTCGATCGACACGCGCGGCATCGTGAACAGCCGGTTGCTGGGGTCGGCGCTACCGCCGATGGCCGTCACGCGCACCAGGGGCACGACGACCTGCAAGTCGTCAGGGAGCTCCGTGACGACACGCAGGTCGAGCGTCGAGGCCAGCCACGGAACCAGCAAGGCCTCGATCGGCATCAGCCCTCAGAGTCCTTCAGCTTCTCGACGATCTTCGCCTTGGTGTCCTTCGGCGCGACCTCGACATGTGCCTCGTCGGCGAGCTCGACCAGCGCAGGCTTGTGCAGCTCAGCGAGCTCCTCGTCAGTCACGAGAACAGCGCGGCGATCCGCGGTCAGCACACGGGCCTCCACGTCCTCGACGTGGACCGGCTGATCGCCATGCACGCGGACGTCGCGGGGGTAGGTGTATCGGATCAGGGGCATGGTCTAGTCCTTTGCTGCGTCGAGGGCACGGCCGAGTACGTGCTGAGCGGGGCTTCCCTTGGCGTTGCCGAACTCCACCGAAGCGGCGTGTGGGACGTTGTTCTCGACCCGGCCGTAGGCGCGCCTGCTGGGCGTGCTCCGCACACCCGAAGACACCTCGAAGCCGGCCTTGTAGTCACCGCGGTGCGGGTCATTCACAGGACCGACCGGGGCCATCGCTTCAGCGGCTGTGGCGATCTTCTCCGCCTTGGAGTGCATGGCGGCCTGCATCTGAGGGGAGGAGAGCATCTCGCCGATGCCGCGATAGTTGGCCTTGAAGGAACTCATCCGGTGACCCTCTTCAGTTTGACTTCTACGCCGGGATTCCAGCCGGTGAATGGGTTGACCCAGTGCTTCGGGGATCCGTCGACCTCAAACTGCTCGCCGTAGACGACCACCGCGTCTACCGCGGTCAGATCAACATTCGACGGCAGGTAGACCGTCGGCTGCTGAGTGAGCAGGTCCTGGCCCTGGACGAGTTCCGCGGAGCTACCCGGGTTGAAGGCGCCCGAGGTCACTACGTCAGTCGTCGTCCATGTGTCGTTGCCGAGCGCGTCGGGGGCAGCCTTAACCCTCTTCACGAGGGTGATGGGGGTCCCGAACGGAAACGTCACCACGACCCGTATTCGGTCGAGGAATCCCCGGGGTAGCTGTTGCGGCCCCACCACGGCAGACCGCTTCCCGCAGTTGCGGGCATCGTGTCGATGGTGAACGCCCCACCCGAACCGGCGAGCCGACGCAGTGTGGACTTGTTCTGCCGGGTCAGCCGCAGGCCGCCCGGCGCACTACCCACAGTGAACGGGCCCGCCGCCTGGTTGGGAACAGACGTCGGGTTCGCGTACGCGCGACCTGCCACGTCCAGCACCACCGAGGCGGCACCGTCCGGCAGTGGGCTGACGATGGACTGGCAGAGATCCACAGCCTGATCGATGAGGAACTGGGCACGGTCGATATCGACGGTGGCGCCGAGGTAGGTGCCGAGATCCGCGGGCGAGATGATGAACGCCATTCTCGGCACCTACCTCAGTCGAAGTGATGGATCAGAACGCCGCGGTGCCCTTGGTGTAGGCCACGAAGGCGTTCTTGTCCCCCACGACGAAGCCGTAGTAGGCCTCGACGAGCAGCAGGACCAGGTTCTCCTGGAACGCGGAGTGCCACGTGGTGCCGTCGTAGTAGGACGCCTCGTTGCTGATCTTGACCGAGATGTCCATGCCGACGCCGTACGCGGCCTGCGACCAGTCGCCGCCGATGCCTCGCAGGTTGGTGTCCACCCCGCCCGCACCGGTCGCAGCGATGGTCGCCTGCGACGTCGCCGCGGTGCCACCGGTGAGGCCGGTCTGGTTCACCGAGAACGGCGCCGCAGCACCGGTCACATTGGAACCCTGCGTCGGGAACGTGAACGTGTAGGGGCCACCAGCGGAGCCGGCAACGGTCACGCCGGAGTAGATGCCGCCCCACGCCTGCACGGCCGTCTGCACCGTGGCCGCAGCCGCGTTGTAGGCGATCGTCGCCGAGTTGCCACCCGACTGGAGGGCAAACGTGCCGCCCGTCGGCGTGCCGTTGATGGTGACGACCTGCGTGGTGTCGCCGGACCGCCAGTAGCGGCCGGACACGCCCTTGGAGAATGAAGTCGGGAAGCCGGCGAGGGCTCCACCGTTGACCATCGCGCTGTTGGCGTCGTTGAACAGCGGGCGGCCCTGCGTGTCCGTCTGGAGCAGAGCGTCGATCTTGAACCGTGGGTCGGCAGCGATGCCAGTGAAGTCGAAGTTCTTGTCGACGACCTTGCCCGCACCGCTGATGATGTCGGCGTACAGCCCGCCCGCATTCTGCGCGGCGGTGCCGAGCGCGACCGAGGAGCCGGTCTGGGCGAGGTAATCGGTGAACGGGCCGGCACCGCCGGAGCGCATGTCCTTGCCGTTGATGGCGGCCTGGTCGAACGCGCGGGCGATGGAGGTCGGCAGATCCTGCTGCATCTGCGCATACAGCCCGGCAGGGTTGGTCATCACGACTTCCTGCGAAACCGGCACCAGAAGGGCGACCTTCTTGCCAGTCATGATCTTGACGCCGATGCCGGCCTGAGCAGCAGGCTTGACGCCTCCCTCAGAGACCCATCCGGCGACGGGGATGTCCATGGGGACGGGGATGGCGGTCTGTGCGGAGACAGACAGCGGCACCTTGCGGGCGAGCTGCATGACCGCGGACTCTTCGGACGCCTTCGCGAAGATCGGGCCCGTGATGGTCGGCGGCAGCAGGGTGCTGCTGACTGCATTGAGCTGGGTGGCCATCGAGGGCCCCTTTCGTGGTTAGGACCGCTTGAGTTGGCCCTGGAGGATGGCTGCGAACTCAGACGCCGGATCGGCGGCTGATTTGCCGTTCACCCCCGAGCCCTGGGCGGGATTGGGGGCGGGTATGCGGGGTGTCGCGAGTGCCTGGTCGGCGGCGCGACGCCAGTGCGGTTTGCGCTCGAGAAGCGCGGCGAGGTCGGCCTGAATGGCGGCCTCGTCGATCTGCCCGCCAGCGTCGAGGTACTTGGCGGGGTCACCGATGCCTGCGAGGGCGTCGGAGGGGTCTGCGAACTCCGCAGAGGCCAGGGTTTCGACCCGTGACGAAACTGCGGCGGTGCGCCAGGTGGCTGCCTCGGTCTGCCAGCGGGTGGCTTCTTCCTGCGCCCGCTGGGTCTCCGTCTTGGAGGCCTCTTCGAGCGCCTTCCATTGGGAGACGATCGGCTCGGCTTCCTTGACTCGATCGCGGAGGTTCTTCGCCTCCGTGCGGGCCGACTGGACTTCGCCGAGAACGAACGCTCGGGTCTGCTCGTCCAGCCCGGCGAGCGACTCCTCCAGGGAGGGCTTCGCGGGCTTCTGCGTCAGAGCGGGGTCGGGCGTCTGGGCAGGGTCGACTACGGGTTCGGACATGGGTGCCCTCCAGGGGCGATAGGGGACGCCCAACCTCCGGGGTTGGGCGGTTACTTCGGGGCGTGCTCCCCTTTACGCGAGTTGGGCCCGGAGCTTCTTGATGCGCTCTGCGGTGTACTCGCGCTGCTTGTCGTTCGTCAGGCGCGGCAGGTTCTTCTCTAGCGCGGCCAACTCGGCACGAATCTCGCCGGTGGTGCGTTCGCCGGGCTTGCGAACCACCGTCTCGGTCTTGCCGCTGGCGGTCTTGCGGGTGATGGTGTCCCGCTTGACGTTGATCTCCCGGCCCTCGTATGCCTGGCGGAAGGCCCGCTGTGCGTTCTTGGACCCATAGACGCCTTTGGTGGCCTCGGCGTAAAGCGCCTGCCACTCGCGGACCTTCGCGGAAGGCTCGTAGGCGGTAAATACCGGCTCCACGTGGCACCGACAGTTGTCGTGGGCCTTGAACTCGCCGCGCTGGACGTGGTAAACGGCTCCGCGCGTGGCGAGCATGGCGCAGAACGCGCAGGCATCGGGCTCGGCAATACGCGCCCACGCCTTGGCTTTGCGGTCCCGCTGGACGTTGTCGACGATCGTGTCGCGGCCCGCGTCGAGCACCTGGCGCTCCGCAGCGGCGGCGAGGCGGGCTTTGGCGTCGGCGATGGCGGTCGAGGCGTCCGGGCGGGTGTCGACCGGGGGGTCAACCTCCTTGACCGCATCGAGGTACGCCTGCGTCGCATCGCTGACCAACGCCGCCGGTTCGGGAGTCGGCGCTACCCCCTGAACGTCGGCGTTCCACAGTGGCTGCGTCGCCCAATCCACGGACTGTGCGACCTGCTCCACAGTCGGTGGATCGGCCGGGACCGGCGTGAACGGGCCCTGGACACCCGCCGCAACCCGCTGAGCCCGGTACTGCCGGGCCGCCAACGTCGCCGACGCCTGCGCGTACCTCCGCACCTGCATCGCAACCGCAGCCTTGAACCGCGGCAGGCTCGCCCGCAGGTCAGACAGGTCCAGCGACGGCCACAAGGCCAGCAGAGCCTCACGCAGGGCGACCGCAAGCCCAGCCTGCGCCGCCTGTGCGCTATCCGACTGGGTTGACTGCGGGCTGGACATCAGGTCCCGTCGGGTTCTTGGCCGCAGCAGGGTTGATTGTGTTCGAGATCGAAGAGTTCACCCGGGCCTGCTTCGCCTGCAACGAAGTTGCGAGCTCCGCCAGCACCGAGGCGCCCTGATCAACCTTCCGGTCGATCTCCAGTCGCTTCCGCTCCACAGACGAGTAGCCGAGCTGCTTGAGGGTCACGTCCGACGTCGCGGGCACTGCGCCCATCTGAACCTGCTTGAGGATCGCGTCCGTCGTCCCGGCAGGGGTCGGCGTCGCCGCCGGCTCCCAGTCCGTCTCCAAGCGCAACATCTCCTGTGGAACCTCGGCGCCACCGTTGGCGAACCGCCACACCAACCGCATGACGTCCTCGAGCGGACCCGCCCACTGGTTCTGGCACTGCTCCGCCCGGCGAACCAGGCCGTTCTCGGCCACCCGGATCGCATCCGCCGACGCCGGGTTTGCGGTCGACGTCTGCCCGAAGTAGGAGGGCGGGTAGCCGGTGTAGGAGGACATCAGCTGTGCGTGTTCGTCGATGATCTTCGTGAAGACGGCCGGGTCGTAAGCAGTGAACTGCCCGACCGTCGGCACGTTCCCCTCCTCGTCCCTTTCTAGGGCGAGGAACTTGTTCATCGACATCTGCAACGCCGTCTTCGGCGTGCCATCCGCGTTCTGGAAGTCCGACTCGGACGCGCCCAGGATGTAGCGGTGCGGGATCGAATAGAACTCCCGCGCAATCTCCATGCCCAGCAACGTGCGGCACGCAGAGTCCGTGGTCGCCATGATCGCCGGGGTGATCTCCGAACGGCCCTCACGGTCGCTGGTGCGCTGCCGGTTGGGGAACCGGCGCACCGGAACATCACCAAACTTGTGCTGATCGCGGTCGTCCACGACCCACGGCTCCGTGTTCGTGCGAGACATCGTGATCGTCTCGTCCGGCAGATACAGGACCGCCCGGAACACGCCCTCGACTTGGTACGCCTGGTAGGCGGCGGTCGGCCGACGGGTCCGCGGATCCCAGGTCATCGCCAAGTTCAGCGGCGACTCCACTGTGATCACCGGCGAATCACCAGCCCGGTCCGGTGCCCCCACGATCATGTAGCCACGACCGCAGATGAGGGAGTCAAGGAACGTCAGCGGAGCCTCAGCGTCGCCGTCATTCGCCTGCCAGTGCGCCTGTAGTTCCTCGTCGATGTCCGTCGACCCCGGCATCCGGAAGCCGTCGACCACCGCACGCGGGATAAGTGGGTCGATGCACACGCGCGGCCAGTCCACGACCGTCCGCACGTTCGCCAACTGCTGCGGGACGGAGACACCCAGGTTCGAGAGGCGTTGCGTGCCCTCGTAGTAAGAAATCCGCTCGAGCATGTGGACCGACTGCATCGACAACTTCATCGACAAGCCCGTGCACAGCCGCTGCTCATCGTCGGACAAGTCATTCGGCAGCGACGGTGCCGGCAGGGACGCGCCCAGCATTGAAGGCAGCAGCGAGACGCCAGGAAAGGTCACGGGGCTCCCTTCATCAGTCGAGTGCGATGACGCGGCCACGGCCCGATTGCCGTGGCGCCGTAGCAGCCACCTCGGCGTGCCCGTGCATGGCCAAGGTCACGGCCACAAGCGGCGTGATGTCCGTCGAGCTGTCCTTGCGGTTCCACGCCCAGGCGTCGAGCAGGGGGCGCTTGCGAGCGCCCCGCACAGCAGCCGTCAGCGGGGTCTGGTCGATGTGGTGCAGCCGGCCGGCCAGTGCGGCGTCGAAGAAAGCGCCGCACGCCTGGCCGTACTCGGTTGTGCCGATCGTCTGAACGTCGATGCCCGCCTCGGTCAACGTCGGGATCAGCGACGCGGCAGCCGACGCCCGATCGATCCGGACCGGCAACTGCGTCCAGCGGCGCAACTCCAGAAGCGCATCCACGATCCAGCCGGTCCCCAACCGGTTCGCCACGACCTCCACGTGCCAGGACGAATCTGCTCGGCGGCCGGCGAGTCCGATGGATGACGTCGACCGGTCTGGCGAGATGTCCACCGCGACCGTGACTGGGTCCAGGGGTTGCGACGTGCGGTCTATCGCCTCGTCCCAGACATCGAACGGGATCACCGCGTTCGTCGAGGCGTCATCCCAGATGCCCAGGCGCTCGCGCTTGAACTCCACATCGGGCATCGCGTCGCGCTCGCGCTCGATGAACTGCTCAGTGATGCGGATGCCCAGCGCCGGGTTCGCCTGCGCCCACGCCTCACGGTCATCGGGGTCAGCCCGCGGATCCGCCGACCACTCGTAGTAGGCCAGCCCAGCCGACTCACCCTTGATCCCGCGCTCACGGACCTGATGCAACTGGCTCGAGGACTCCATGCCAGCGCTCGAGGCGTACCAGAGCTGCGGGTTCGGCCGGGCCGAAAGAGTGGGCAGCATCGCCGCCATCTGCTCCGGGCCCAACTCGTACGCCTCGTCCAGGATCACGCAGTCCCCGGAGAAGCCGCGCCCCGAACCCTTCGACCGCGCCACAAAGCGGAGCCGATTCCCGTTCAGCAGCTCAATACCCTCCTCGCCGTGCGAGGTGCGGGGCTTCTTGCACGCCTTCCGGAGCTCGTCGCTATTTTCGATGACGTTCTTGATTCGCAGGAAAGCCTCAGCCGCAGTTTTGTACTCGTGTGCCGAGTGCATGATCAGCTGCTCGCCCAACAGGAACAGGCCGGCTAGCTGGCGGGCTAGAAGGATCTCACCCTTCCCGTTCTGGCGGGGCACGACGACGCCGACCTCGAAGGCCGACCAGTTGCCGTGGGCATCCTCACCCAGAGCACCATCCAAGACCAATGCCTGCCACGGATCGAGCTTGATCCCGAACGCCGCGCACAACTCGACGGCCTCGACACCGGACGAGGAGACGAACGGCGGAACCGACTCAACTCGCGGGCGCTGAACGCCTGCCGGCGCGCTTAGCAGCGAGGTCATCGAGAGCCGACCTCTTCCCCGTTGACTTCTCCGACGCCTGGCCGAGCTTCAGGCTGGTGACGATCTGGCGAAGCGCATTCGCCTGCTGCCGTGCCTCAGCGAGCGCGTCATCGAAGACCAGGACGATCTCCTTGTGGCTGCCGCCACCGGTGTAGTCGTCTTCGATTCGCGCCCACGTGTCAACGTCGCCGCGCAGGAGCAGATCCAGCTTCTCCAGCCGGTCCGCGATGCGGCACGCCTCCTCGATGAGCACCGCCCAAGCCGCATCGAACTCACGACCAGCGCTCAGCGACTCCCACATCGCCATGCCGCGGGGACTGAGGGATGCAGGAGGTGTCATCAGCCCTCCCAGGCGGCCGTGGAGGCACTGTCGATCCGAGTGGGGAGAGAGACGGTGCAATACGTTGCGGTAACCGTGGGGACCCCCGGGGAGGGGTCACCCCCCACTCGTCAGCCAGGGCCGCGATGTAGGCATTCCGCGTCGCCCGTTGCCGCGTGCGGAGTTGCATGACAGGTGAGCGGGCCGCACGTTGTTTGGGTCGAGTGGAGCGCCACCCAATGAGATGGGCACGATGTGGTCGACGGTGGTGGCACCTGGCTTGAGGCAGATCCAGCACACGTCGGATGCCCTAAGCACCTCGGCACGTAGCTTGCGCCATCTATGCCCTACGTGACCGAGGCTGCGCGTGCCGCGGCTAGTGCTGGTCACCTGGTGTTCACGTTGCCATCACCCGGTCGTGTGTCGGCCATGGCCGCTGTCCCTTCTCGGGTACACACTCACCGCCATGCGCGTTGATGGGTACATGGGCAGCGTGGAGTTCGATGGCCGGCAGGTGACGGTCCACAAGAAGTTGCGCGGTTCGACGGTGGTGTTGTTGCCGCATGTCACGGGGATCAGCATCGAGAACGCGGGGATCGGGATGCGCGCTATCCGGGTCGCTACTGCTGGCGGATCTGTGGCTGGCCGTCAGGTGGCGCTGGGTTCGCATCAGCAGATGGCCCGGGATCCGTATGCGTTGACGTTCCGGAAGAAGCATGTGCCCGAGTTCGAGGCGTTCCGGAACGCCGTGTACACGGCGATGCAGCCGACCCAGTAGACCTAGGCCACGCTCCACCCGACTGCCGGTATCACTCCGCCTGCCACGTCAGTGTTGATGGTGAGCCGTACGACGGCTTGTGCCGCGGTCTGCTGGTCTGGCTGGTTGAGCCAGTTGAGTTTGCCGCTGAGCCCGGCTGGTAGGGACACGATGACGTTGTAGGTGGCGCTGGGTAGCGGCACATCCCACACGTAGGTGAGGTCCCAGGTGTCGCCTTTGGCGAGGGCTGGGCAGGTGGCGGTCGCTCGGGACAGGTGCACGCCGCGTCTCCTATGCCTTCGGGGCTGCGATGTCGGCTTGAATGGCGGTGATGGCCGCGGTGAGTGCCTGTTCGCTGGCGCGTGCTGTGGCCGCTTCGAGTTCGATGGCGGCCTGCAATTCGTCCATGGCAGCGTGGAGTGCGCTGCGGTCGGCTTGGCTGTCTCCGATGGCGGAGATGAAGAAGTCGGCGAGCATGGACAGTTGGCCTGTGATGTCGAGCCCGTTGAGCGCCTGGTCGAGCGCGT